TGGCCGTAACTACTGGCGGTAGTTTTACGGTTGTTGTTGGCGCTGGTGGCGCAGGTGGAAACGATGGTAATGGTTCGGCTGGCGGTAATTCGACTGTAGCGGGAACAGGACTAAGCGCAACGCTAACGGCTAATGGAGGAGCAGCAGGAACAAGCAGCCAAGGATCGGGCGGGACGGCCAGTAACGGGGACGTAAATAACACCGGAGGAGCAGGTAATACCGGTGGCGGTGGCGCAGTGGGAATATACGGAACTGGAAATGCTGGTAGCGCAGAAAGTGCAGGAAAGAGTGACGCGCAAGGCGGTACGTCTGGTTTTGGGCATATTGGTGGCGGTGGAACCAGACAGAATTTTAGACAATGGGAATCGACCGGATTAAGTATAGACGCTCCAGATGGAGGTTTTTTGGCAGGAGGCGCTGCTACTAGCCAACTAAAAAATGCTTATTATTTTGGTGGGAATGGCGGCATTGGTGCTGGAGGTGGGGGTGCCGGCGGCAATAGCACTGCTGCCGCTGCCGCTGCTTTTGGCGGCGATGGCGGCGATGGCATTGTACTAATTCAATACTTACCGTCATAAGGAGAATAATATGAGTAACAAATGGATTATTAAAGATGCAGACGGCAACATTACCAATCCCTGCATTAAAGGCGAAGAGTCGTGGGTTAGAGCTAACTTTGATTATGTTGAAGCGTTTGTTGAGCCAGCATCACCAATGCTGACCGCAAAGCAAGAGGCGCGTATGTGGCGTGATATGGAGCTTTCGTCAACCGATCAAGCAAGTCAAACACCGGATTGGCCTAACCGCGATAACATACTTTTGTACCGCACTGCGCTACGGGATTGGCCCAGTACGTCAGACTTCCCAGATACTAAACCTACACTTTAGGAGAAGACTAATGTGTACTAACGAAAACTGTACTTGTGATCCTTGTCTTTGTACGCCTACTTGTGAGTGTAAATAAGTATGGCAACAGTAAAAGAGGCTATTCTTCGTATAGAAGCTCACGAAAAAGAATGTGGGATACGTTACCGATCTATAGAAGAAAAACTGTCGGAAGGAAGCGAGAAATTTAAAAGATTAGAAATGATGCTTTGGGGCATCTACCCCTTTATTGTCGGAGTGTTTATAGCAGGGAAATTCTTATGAGCAAAAAAAGAAGTAAAAGAAATACTAAAGCATCTCTAAAAGCTTTACAGGCTAAAAGAAAAACGTACAGTAAAGGCTCTAGAGTTAAGAAAGCTCCGGGTGGATTTTCTATGACTCCTGAAATGCTTGAAGCTATACAAGCAAATCCTAGCGGTACAAGAGGTGGGCCTTCAGCAGGAATAGATCCCGCAATAGCGGGGCGTGTTTACGGCCAAAATAAAGAAAAACAACCCGTTGATACAGGGACAGTTAAAACTCCTGATCCTGAAGTTTTACAAACCGCTGAATCTATAAGTCAACAAGAACTACAGCAAAACACAACTCCTGTAACTAGGGCCGCTTTGGCTACAACAACGTCAGAACAGGAAGATGATACAACTGGTTTAACTAGAGCGCAACAACAAACATATGATAGTATTACAGATCCTGATGCAAGAAAAAATTATCTTACTTTTATTAAAAGCGGAGTATCAATACCTACTAGCTTGGTTGGTAACGGCGGTAGAGGCTCTTATACAACGCCGGTTACTCCTGCTATTGGTGACAGCGATCCTTCGTTAACTCCTGAAGATGATAAAGGTGATAAAACTTCTTTAGACGATGATACTTTAAATCCTGATCTTAGCTATGAAGAATATCCTCTAGGATATAGAACTCGCGCACATTTAGAATCTAGTATTGATTATAGTAAAGCGCCTCCTTTTCCTTCTGTAAAGGATTACCCCGGAGATTATCCTGCATATTTAAAAGCTTATGAAGCTCACAAAGCAGGGCCATATGCAGCATTTATGGAAAATCCTCCTAAGAAAGCAGGATCTGAAAATAATCTTTCTGTTAATGAAGATACAGGAGATACAGGAGATACAGGAGATACAGGCGAAGAAACTGTTAATACTAGAAAACTTTTAACTACAGTAGAAAGAATAGGTTTACCGGCTGATGCTCCTACAGGAATTGTACTTAATAATCCTAATTTAACAGAAGATCAAATTGCTGCTCAAACAAGAACAGTTACTAAAACTGCGCTTGGTCAAAAGTCTACTGCTGACATTGATACTTTAAAAGTTGCAGCAGCTAGTGGTACTCCTGAACAACAAAGAATAGCTAAAGAAACTTTACAGTCTTTAGGTTTATCTACAGATATTCAACAGTTAGATAATACTGATGAAACTAGGCCGTCTGCAACAGCGGGTAATATTGGTGATACCGATAGTATTACTCAAACTAAAGGCACTGAAACAGTAGGTTCACTTCAAAATAAATTTACACAAGATGAAGCCGGTAATGCTTTAGCTAATACATACACAGCCGATACAGCTACAGCGGCTTCAATGACCGCAGCACAAGGAGAACTTAGTCCTCAATCTACTGCCGAAGCAGCAAGAGCAGACTTTACAGATGCTAATAAAGTAGACACTGCAACGCGAGACTCAGCCCAAGAACAAGCTGCACTAGCGCAGAACGCACAATTTAGAGAAGACTCTCGCTCTCAAGTAGGAGAAGTTTCTTTTAGAAAAGATGTTACTGTTTCTCCTACGCCAGAAGCAGAGTTTAAAACACGCGATGGTATTACAGATGATCGTTATGCAGAACGTGAAGCTAATCAAATTATAGATAAAATAGGATTTGTAGCAGCGCAACGAAGAACAGTAACAGGAGAAGCAGCTAAAGGCGCAGCGGCTACAATGCTTGCACAGGTAGGAGAACTACCACCTGAAATAACTGCTGCTATTGTTGAAGATCCTGCAACAGTTACTGCTAAAGTAGATAACGAGCCTGTAGAAGTACAAGCCGCAATAGCCGCGTTACCAACAGAAGCTTTAGTTTCTTCACAAATGGAAACACTTCTTGCTGGTATGGATGACGGCAATACTCCTGCGTGGGCTAGACCCGCCGTAGCACAAGTAGAATCTATGATGGCTCAACGAGGTTTGTCTGCTTCTACAGTAGCTAGAGATTCTTTGTTTAATGCTATTATTCAAACAGCTTTACCTATGGCTCAAAGTAATGCTCAAGCCCTTCAAACTAGAGCGGCTCAAAACTTGAGCAATGAGCAACAGGCTAATATGTCTACGGCTACTTTAGATGCTCAACGGCGTTTAGCTAACCTTAGTAACGAGCAAACTTCTGCATCTCAGACAGCGCAAATGGCTCAACAAATGTCTACAATGCAGAGTCAATTTAGACAAGACGCTGTAATGACTTCGGAGCAAATAGCGCAACAAACCCGTGTTCAAAATCTTGCTAATCAACAAGAAACTTCAAAAATTAATGCGGCTAATCAACAGCAAATTAATGCTCAAGAACTAGGTAACGCGCAACAGATTGAACTAGCAGAAATGCAATATCAAAATGCTACTAATTCTGAAAATATGTCAGCCGAACAACAACAAAGGCTAACAGACTTTCAAGTAGCAGCAGACTTTTTAGCTAAGAATACTGGGTTTAAACAGCAGATGGACTTAGCTAATATGTCTAATGAGCAACAAACAAGATTAGCTAATCTTACTGCTCTTAATGCTGCCGATGCTGATAGTTTAACAGCTATGCAACAAACAGAACTTGCTAATCTTAATACTAAAATGCAAACTAATCTTACTCAGGCAAAAATTGCTGAGTCAATGGGTGTTGCTCAACTTAGTGTAGATCAACAACGAGCTATAACAAATGCAGCAACAATAGCTAAAATAGATCTTACTAAATTTAGTACAGAGCAACAAGTAGAGCTTGCTAATAGTCAGTTTATGCAGACTGCAACGCTTACTGATTATAGTGCTAGGCAGCAAAGTGCTATTCAAAACGCTACTACATTAGCTCAAATGGATATGCAAGCCGCAGACTTACAAACTAAAACAAGAATTAGTAATGCTCAAAACTTTTTACAAATGGATTTAGCTAATCTTAGCAACAGGCAACAGGAGCAAGTATTAAACGCTCAAATGGAACAACAAACTGCTTTATCTAATCAAGCGGCAAGCAACGCCGCTAAACAATTTAATGCTACTTCTCAAAATCAAGTAGATACATTTATGACAGGCCAAGCTAATCAAATGGAGCAATTTAATGCTTCTCAAGCAAATGCAATGTCGCAGTTTAATGCTGCTGAAGCTAATAAAATAGAAGCTCAAGAAGCCGGTAATAATTTACAAGCTGATTTAGCTCAAGCTCAAATAGATACTGATGTTAATAAATTTAATGCTCAAATAGAAACTCAAAGAGATCAGTGGAATGCGGCAAATTCACAAGCAATTGAACAAAGCAATATAAATTTTATTAGACAAACTAATACTATAGATACCGCCGCAGAAAACGCAGCTAATCAACAAAATGTTCAAAACGCTTTTGGAGTAAATTCAGCAGAACAAGCTCAACTATATTTGCAAGTCAGAGATGATGCTAATTATCTTAGACAGTCGTATGAAAACGAAGAAAATAGACTTGCTCAATTATATATGACAGCTATAGGAAATGAATCTGCCGCAGAAGATAAATATACTAGTAGTTTAACTGCTTTAATAAATAGATTATAAGGAGAAATTAAATGGGGTTTAATCCGTTTAAAGCAATTGGTAAAGTTTTCAAAAAAATAGGCAAAGGAATTAAAAGTGCTTTTGGAAAATTTGGAAAGTTTATGAATAAAATAGGTATTGTAGGTCAGATAGCTATGGGTTTTATATTGCCGGGAATAGGTCAAGCACTATCTAATGCTTTTAGCTCTGTAGTAGGGCAAACAGCGGCGCAAGCTACTGCAAGTGCTACAGCGGCAGTTACCGCAGGTACTGAAGCAGCCGCAGCGGCAGCAGCAGCGGGTACAACAACAGCCGCTCAAACCGCAGCTATTGAAGCCGGTAAAGTTGCTACAGCAAAATTAGGCACAACTGGAATAGCTAAAGCAACAGGAATGGCAGCATCAGAATTTGCTATAGTTAGAGGCGCAGGTACTTTAATAAGGGGAGCATTTAGTTTTGCAGGTAAAGTATCTAATGTATATTCTAATATTACTCAAGGCATAACTGATTTTTTAGGGAATGTAGGAAAGAAATTTGTTAATGCTTTTGGAGCAGACTTTAAACAAGTTCCAATTTTTGGAGAGGGAGGAAGGTTTGAAAAGTTGTCTAACTTAACTCAAGATCCTAGTAAATTTGGAAAAGTTTTAGAAAAAGCTGTAGAAGAAGTAGTTACTATTAATCCAAAAATTAATGATACAACACAAGCTTTAATAGATCAAACAAAAACAAATACAATAGATGCTAGTTTTGATGCAGTAGATGCTACTTCTACTATAAAAACATCTACTGAAAACTCGCTACTAGCAAATAACACAGAACAAGGTTTTGTTAGAGAAGCTTATGATAAATTTAGGGCTGACTTACCTGAAAATTTAGCTAAAGCTCCTGTTAAATTAGGCATGAATACTGCTGTTGGATTATTAGATAAACAATTAGGTTTAATGCCTGACAGTGTTTATAGAGGAGGTAACACCGTAGTTTTAGGGCCGCTTGATGCCGCTTCAACAGGCATGGGACAAAACAATATGCAAGGAGTTCCAACAGCTTCTGACTTTTTAGAAGGAGGATCTTGGGGTTATAATGCAACTCAAGCACAATTTAATTCTTATAATTACGATCTAGAAGGTTTAGGCGGCGGTTACAATACTACTATTAGAGCTTAGAGGTTATAACATGGCTACATTTGGAGAAGAAGTACAAAAAATTAAAATGAAAATGGATAGGCCAATTCCCGGTTCTTCTTTAACAAGTGACCCTGAAAATCCTGCTCCATATGAAAAACCTCCTAGAATAACTTCGGTGCATCAAGCATCAGAATTTATATGGTTAAAGTTAATAAACCCTGAAGTTTATGTTCCTTTAATGGATGCTGTTGAAGACGGTATGCCAGTAATGAAAATTACAAGACTTTTATTATTTAAAGAATTTAGTGAAGGTACTTTTAATCCTGATTTAATGTTGTTGCTTATAGAGCCTACGGCTTATATGATAATAGCATTAGCAGAAAGACTTGAACTAGATATTGTTATAGATGGCAATGACGAAGATGATGATCTTTTTGGAATTAAAATAAAACAAAAACAAATTGAAGAGTTAGAAGCTACTGTAAATACAGGTAAAAAAATACCTACACAATTTGTTTCTCCTGAAATGAAAATTGATATGGAAAAACTTCCTGAAATTCCTGAACGTAAAGAAGAAGAAAGTTTACTTTCTGCTCCTGAACAAACCCAAGATCCTGAAAGTTTAATGTCGAAAAGGTAACTATTAATGGCTATTGAAAATAAAGCAAAACAAATACAAGCTTCAACGCGGCAATACAATCAAGATATTGCAAGACAACAACGCAAAAGAAGTGATCGTAGCGCCTTAAAAACTTTAGGGTTAAAAGCTGCTATAAACGTAGTTCCTAAAATAGCTAATAGTTATTTAGCATCTCAAACTGCTGAATTTTTAAGAGATGAGCAATCTATATTAAAAGAAAAAAGAGAGTTTGGTCAAGCTTTAAAAGTCAAAAAACAATTTTTGGATATTCAAAAAACAATTACTGACTCAGGAGCGCGATCACCGGAAGAATGGGCTTATAATAATATGAAACCTGTTTTTACAGAGCGCGCAGAAGCTTATTTATCAAATGATCAAACTGGCCCTGCCGGTATTTACGAAGCTTTAGTAGATCAAGAAGTTAGAAAACTATCAAAAGATTGGGGTACTCAATTTAACCTAGGTTTAGAAAAAGTAAATAAATTAGGAACAGAAGAAGAATTTAGCACTATGTTTGCATCGGCTGTAAAAAGTGCGCGTCCTTCTAATTTTACTGATTTTGCTACACAAGGAATTTCAAATTTCTTTACTGGAGAAACTAAACAAAGTAGAGAACAAGATGCAATTAAATATATTAGTGAAAATTTACTTTCTCAAAATGCAGACGCAGTTAATGACTTTCAAAAACAATACGCCAAATTTAAAAATACTGCGCTTGCTTATGATATGACTAAGTTAGAAAATAAAACATTAGGAAAAGATGGAGGTACTTTAATAAGTCAAAAAATAAGTGAGGATAAACTTTACATAACTAAACAAAACGCAGATACTAAATTTGATTCAAATATTGGTATGTTTGTTTATACAACACAAACCACAAAAATAAATAGAAATACTGGAGATGAGTTCGTAACACAAAAAATTTCTATAACCACAGAAACAGAAGAAGAAGATTTAACTAAAGCAACTATGAAAACATACCATCAAAAAAAGGTTGGTGAACGTCTTGCTATTTTTGATCCTTTAATAAATGGACAAGAACTGTTAACTCCTCAAGCATTTGAATTATTTGTAAAACAACTTGCTAAAGAAAATAAAAAGTTAAGTAATTTTGAAAATGTTGAAGATTACAATAACACAATGTTAATTTTTCAAAAATATCTTGAAACATCTAATAATGTTCAAAGTGACAGTTTTGAT